TATGGTGAACAACTAGGATATGCAGGTACTGGGAATGGTCTTAAGTTAGATATTAACATATCATTTTGAGAACATATGTCTGCTCGTCTTCTAGTTTCATTTAATTCATCTCTTAAGTTTTGTACTTCTGTAGCACACATTTTGTCAAGTATAGCTTGAGTGTTAGCAGTTGCGTTTGCTATTATGTCCCTAGTATTATTTAAGTTTTCAAATTTTACCGAATCAATATTTCTATTAGTTTCACAACAACATTGTTGACCTGCGAATCTATTTTCTGCAATACTTGCGTTTACTCCTGCGAATCCTGAACATACATCTCTTGATGTTTGCATGTTTTGATTAGAAATTTGTAAGAAATCAGTGTTTAGTCCCTGACTTAAGTTTGTGTATAAAAAGTCGTTTGAAATTTCACCTCTTGCGTTTCCATTTCCTCCAAAACCATTACCACCCATCGCTAGTAAAAAGAATAATAAAAGTACCCAAGAGCCATTACCGCCACCGAAACCATCATTGCCACCTTTTACGTCCATTGTTGGAATTATTCCTTGTAAATCAGCCATAGCCATTTTACCTCCTCCTATATTTAAAAAAATATTTATTTATATTAAAGCTTTTTAAAGCTTAATACCAAACTTACTTGCCATTTGATTTAATTGATTTTGGTCAATACCTTTTTGTTTAGCTATATTAGCTATGATTTGTTTAGGGTCATTACCGCTGTTCATCATGTTTTGTGCTTGTTGCATTTGTGGACTATTTCCAAACATTCCCATTATTTGATTAGGATTTATTTGACCCCCACCCATGACTATATTCATGAGCATTTGCATCGGATTAACATTATTCATTTTTTGCACCTCCTAGGTTTTCCAATAACGAATCTAAAACTCCTTTTACTTTATTAAATTCGTCTTTTTTTACATATTCATCTAAATCTATATTATCTTTTTTGGTTTCTTCTTTATTTTCTGTTAATTTATAAGTTCTTAATGCTACCGTTCCGTCAAGTTGCAATTGTTTTGTATATATAATATTTCCTGTAGTAGCTGGAAAATAAGTAATTGTTCCATCTAATGGAATATTAAATCCCCTAACTGTTTCTAAATCTGCAACTTGTTGACCTTGTAAAATATTTACGCTTTGTTGTTGAGGTTGAAACTGTTGTTGAGGCTGTTGCATTTGTTGTAATTGTTGCATTTGTTGCTGAATATTTGGACTTCCGTATGGATTTGCTTGTGCTGTATAAGCATTATACCCGCCATAATTGTTATATCCTAAAGCCATTTTATATCCTCCTTATTTTTCTCTTTACTATAATTTTATCACTTACAAAATAAAAGTCTGTATTAATTTAGAGCGAAATTTGAGTAATTTATTAGTAATTTTGAGCATAAAAAAAGAAGAGGGGTCAACCTCTTCATAAGAAAAATAAAAATTTTGGAGAATAATTTTTTAATAAAAAAATCTTAATGTATGTGTATATTATATCACTTTAATTAACATAAATCAACTACAGCCAATTTCTTTTTCAGCCTTTATTTTATCATTTTTCTTCTTTTCTTGGTCTTTATAATATTGAGCCATAAACTCTTCTTTAGTCATCTTCATTATTGTTCTATCTCCTTACATGCTATAATTTCATTCATTGAACTTAATTTTAAATATTCTCTAGTACATAAATTAGTTAAATAATTTGAATATGCTACTGGATTATCTATACCTTTAAAAGTTTTCTTTATTTGATTTACTAATTCTTGTTTACAATCCATTTTTAACACTCCTTATTTTTCTTTATACTTTATTATATGTTATTTATTAGAAAATGTTACACCGACTAATAAATTTAAAGTTTCTTCTAATTCATAAAATCTTTTTTTAATTTCTATATAATCAATATTATTTTCTAAATCTCCAGCAATACATTTATAATCACATTTTTCTATATTTTCAAAAAGTTCTTTCATATTTTTCATTTTATAACCACCTCTATACATTATTTTCTTTTACTATTTTAACTAAACAATCAGTAACCATTTGTGTTAAATCTGTGTAATTAGCTTTTGCAACTTTTATAGCTCTTGCTTTAAGTTCTTTATTAATTCTCATGTGAATAAAATCATCTTTAGTTAAATCATTATTATTGTTGTTTTCCATTTTATTTTCCCCCTAAATTATTTATTGTCTTAATTATATACCAATGTGGTCACATTGTCAACTACCTAGCCGAAGGAGATTAATTTAGAAAAGTGATATACATTAAATTTATACATTATTAAAAAAATAAAAAAATAAAATAATATTTATATATAAGAGTACATTTATAATTTTATTGGCATCAAATCATATTCAAACATGCTATTTAAAGCAATTCTTTAGTAAATTTGCGAAAGCACTTTTTCTCTGAAAACTGCTCCGATTTTACAAGTTGTCAGATGGATTTTTTGTATATTTATTTGCTATTTAAGCGTTTACTTTGTATATTTATTCAGTTATAAGGAATAAAAAAAGAAGGTTATTTGCTAACCCTCCAAAATTGTTTTTATCGATTTTTCTTTTTCCCACACTTTTCCCATTTTATTATAAGCATTTTTCCTATATTTAGTGATACTACTTCTACTTATATTTAAAATCTCTGCTGTCTGTTCTTCTGTATAGCCTTTAATGTCCACATATTCTATCGCTACACGTTCTTTTTCTTTAAGATTGACCAATTCCAAAGCTAGAATTAAAAGTGGCTTAGAGGGGCAATCTAACACCCTCTTCACCTGACTTCTACTTAACATTATTTTTTCTTCCTAATTCTTACTTTTTTCTTTTTAGTAGTTTTTGTTTGTGTAGCTTTTCCCATTTAATATCACCCCTATAAATTAATTTTCATTTTCGTTGTGCGTAGCTTCATCATTATATTGGTTGCCATCAATGTTGTTTATTTTTGTATTATCTCCTTCTACAGTTTGTGTAGTTGTTGTGGTAGAAGTTTGCATGTCTATTTCATAAGTATTTAGGAAATATAATACTCCTCCCACCAGCACAAATGTCTGTAGCAACATAGAACATATACAAATTATCATAACATTTCTGTCTTTATTCCTGTTTTCCCTTTGTAGATTTAAAAAACCTTTAAAGGTTTCATTAAAACATTCCTGTAGTTTATTCTCCCCCATCTTTTAACCTTCTTTCTATTTTAATATTGTGGCCATAAAATAACCTATACAAGCTGTTATAATTCCAGTTATTATTATATCCCACTTGCGAAGAGGTCTTTCTTTTATTTCTTTTACATCTATTTTCAACTCACTCATACATTCCATAATAGATTCATATTGAAATAATTGAAGCTTTCTATCTCCTTCAATGTCGCTTAATCTTTTATCATGTAGCCTTAATTCTTGTTTAATCTGTTCTATTTCTTTAACATAGTCTGAAATATCCATTATTTATCTTTATCCTCATCTTTACAATTCTTACAAAGATAAATACCTTGTGTAGTTGGGTCATTTACAACCCCCAATAATATTAAAATAGAACAAATAATTTGAACCGTATTATTTAGCCATTCCATATCTACTTTAACACCTAATTGAATCAATAACATGCCCATCAATCCAACCAATGATATTATTGTAGAAGGGTGTTTAAATCTATTTAAAAGCTCTTGCATTACATTTTACCTCCTATTCTAATAATTTTACATAGTCAGCACTTACATAGCCTAGATAGTCATAATAACTAACAAAATGCCACCCTATTTCTGTCCATAATATATGAAATAATCCATTGGGTTTTATACTTGTTATTATCTTAGAAGAATCCGAAGGACATTCTCGTATATTTAAGCCTGTAGTTACATTTTTTGTAGTTGCTTTTATATCACTTTTAACTTCTTGTATTATTTCTTTTTCTTTTATATTATCATCAATTGCATTGCATATATTAAATGATAAAGTTTTCCAAGAATCTGGTGACCATATTTCGATATCTTTTTCACTATCGCAGAAACATGTTTCGAAAATTATTGCTGGTGCATAAGAATATTTTAAATCGTGCAATCCTGTACTAACTTTAACACCTCTATTATAAAAACCTAATTTTTCATAATTTTCTGTCATTTTATTAGCAATATTATAAGCTAATCCACTATCTTTATATACCCATGCTTCAGTACCGTGTGCATTGCCGTTAAAACTGTTCATGTGCAGAGATAAATATAAATCTACTTTATTACTATTAGCGTTTGTAGTTCCTTCTCTGAGTTCAGAACTTTCTGTATTAGCATTGCTATTGCAATCTATAACTTCATGCCCATGTTTCTCTAATGTATCTTTTACATATCTATATAAACTTTGCATTTGTTCGTATTCATTTCTTAAACCAACAGCACCCAAACAATTAGCTGAGTGTCCACCTCTTAATCCTATTTTCACAATATCACCTCTTTAATAAATTATAACATTTATTCAAATTCAAATCAAATTTAAAGCAATTTCATTAATGCCATGCTTGGAGAAACGATTATTTCTGTATTTTCTTCTAAAAAATCAATATCTGTATATCTTTCAAATATATTATCAAAATCTTTTATATTTATTTGTTCTTTACTATTTACATCTTTTTTTAATTTATACATTCCTTCTTTATATAATTTTCTATGAGTTTCTAAATCTATTCGAATATAATTATCTTTATCATTTTCTATAACTTGATTGTGTTCCTTTATTTCATCATCATAAAAACCCATTATTTTAAAACCATTTTTCCTAAAATAAATCATTTTATCACCTCCTAATATCCTATCGCCAATACTTCTATAGCGTAAGCTTTTCCTGATTCCATGGTTCCTGTGAAACTAAAGCCTTCCTTGTTTTTATTCCATATTTCAGAATTTTTAAGACCAAATATATCACTTCCAATTCTTCTACCACATATATTGATTCCTATTAATCCATTTGGAAAGGCAGTCTCGAATTTTACATCTCTTCCGTACGGATACGTTCCACTATCTATTTGGAAAAAATCTGAATAAAACATTAATTTTGCATTATTAGCCATTTTTAAAGTTGTATTAGTTCCACTTTGGCTTATAGAAAAAGAATTTATAGTGTTTGTTAAATTTGTATTTAAACTATTTATAGAAGAAATATTTTTGTTTATATCTGTTGTATTTTTATTTATATTAGTTGTATTTGTATTTATTATATTAATATTATCTTCTATTATATTATTAAAATTATTTAATTCAATAGAATTTGTTAACATAGCACTATTAAAAGTTATTGGATAAGTTAATTCTAAATTTGGATAAAAAGTATCTTCAAAAGTTACTATACCATCTGCAAAACATTGTAGAGATTTGTTTTCTTTTATATCTTCAAAAGTTGGTGTTGATTTAATAAAATAAACAATTGTATTATTTTGCATTAACCATTTTTTAAATCCTGCCAAATTTGGAGTAGATAATTTATTTTTTAATATTTTTAAATAAATTTTATTTTCATTACAAGAAACACCTTCTTTGTCGTCAGTTCCATGATTCAAACCAAAACTAAATTTATCACTTATTATTCTATTATCACCTTTTTCACTTGCACCACCATTTTGGTAAACTAATTCCATTTGGAAATAATCAATACTATCTATATTATTATCAACCCAATTTTCGGAACCATTAAAAATAACTTTATCAACATTTCTAATTATCTTATTATTTTTATCATAAATATCACAAATCCCATTTGGCAATCCTGATAATATTATATTATCTAATTCCAATATATCTCTTTGACTAGGAACAAATTCTTGGTTTTTTGTTTCTTCTATTATTTGTATATCTCCCCATGAAAATGTTTTATTTTCTATAGTTTCTAAATTAGTATAAAAACAAAGCAAAAATTTATTTTCATTAGCTGAATTAAATATAAAACTAAATTCATTACCGTCTAATAAATCCCCATACATAGTATCAGTATTTTTTATTCTCATCATTACAGCAGAATTTTTATTTCCTAGATTATTTAATCTTTTACCTTTTATTATATATTTAGTATTTTTCTTTAAATACATGTCAAAACAAATTCTTTGGTTAATTTCATTACCCAAAATATCAATACCATTTTCTTTTATATTTACAAATGGAATATTATTATAGGACACATTGTTATAAGTTATATTAGCCATATTAATATTATTACTTATAATTTTTATTGGGCTAAGTTCTCCAATGCTTTTTATTCCTTCAAAACAAGAGGGTTCTTGTTTATTTGTCCAATCACCTTCTAAAACTAAAAGATTACTAATATAAATATAATCACCTTTAATCATTTCGTTAGTATGAACGCCTATAGTTAAAGCTTCTACAAAACCAGTTTCAGGTGTTTTAATTTTTATTTTTCTATTAATTGAATTTGTTGTAGTGGATATAATTTGTTTATTTACAGCAAAATCATTACCAATTTTAAACCCTAAACTACAATTTTTTCCTTGAATTTTTGTTGTATCTATATTAAAAAAAACTGTATATTCTGTATTACATTTAAAAATATTGGTATTATATGAAATAACGTTGCTACCTTGTACTGTATTTTCTGCCTTTACACCTATAGTATCTATTGTTATTGTAGGAGCTCCATCCCCATTTACTTCTGAATTTTTAAAATTAATAATATTAATCAAAGTATTACCCTTTATACCAACATTTTTAAAATAACCATTTCTACAATCTAAAGTATCATTTATATAGTTTGTAGTTGTTATATCTTTAAAATAGCTAGAATATTCTTTTGTAGGAATTACATTAGCATCAGCAATATTTTTATTAACATCTTGTATTAAATTTTCAACACTCTTCTTTTCTGTTTCTATTGTATTTACTAATATATTTTTTTGATTATCTGCATTTTTAACTTCATTCCTAAGTTCTTCTAAAGAAGTTATTATATTTTTAGAAGGAATATCTCCTGCACTAATTGCTCCTCTTTTTATATCTACATTAATATTCCAAGTACCAGTAACTTCATCGCCTTTATAAAGTATTATTTGTAATCTGCCTAACCCTGATATTCTAGTAAAATCTTTATCTGCAACAAATAAAATTTCATCTTTACTTATAGTTATATTATTAGTTTGTATTATGAATGTTTTATCAGATTTTAACATTTCAGCCCTAACACTATAGCCAGTCGCGTCGAAAGGAATCATATTATTAAACAATTTAAATTGTATTGGTAAAGTATAGTTTTGCATTATCTCTGTTTTTATATCATTAGCTATTTGCGTATCTATATTTATAATTTTATATTTCATTTTATAACCTCCTAGATTATAACACCTTGTTCTAAAGGTGCTGTATTTATTATTCTTTCATCTGATTCAAAATTAAATGATGGTTTGAAAGCTTTATAAAATGGTTTTGGTGGTTCTATGACTTTTAATCTTTCATCTTCAAACCCATTTCTATGTCTAGTTACAACCCAATCAAATTCAAATTCATCTTTTTCACTTTCTACTATAAAATAATCATTTTCTTGTTCTAATATTCTATAATCTCCCCAACTGTATTTAAATATTTCGATTGTATATCTTCCGATAGTGCTTTCTAAAAATATATCATCTAAATAAATTTTACAGATATTATTTTCGGTTTTACATCTTCTTTTAGACCTTTCAGTAAGATAACTTTCACAATCTTCTATACTATAATAAGCTACTTTGCCATGTTTAACGGTCTCTTGGACACAATTTTTATTACCGCTTACTGTAAAATCTCCCACAATAGTAGTGTCTGACCAAATTGTAGATTTACTTCCGGAAAAACTAGCAAAAGTTTTTTTGCTTGAATCTGCTAAATTTATATTATTATTACTTTTTAATACTAAATTATTTTCAAGTGAGCCAAAAATTTCATTTGTTGTATTTTGGAAAAATAAAGAATTATAAATTATAGAATCAGTATAAATTTGAATAGGTGCGAATTTATTAGTATCTTGTTTTCTTTTATTTAATTTATCTAATAAAATATATCCCCTTGCTATGAAGCCATTTTTTTCGTTAAATTCTTCTTCTACATAAGATAAGGTCATATAATTATTTAAATTATGTGCTAATACTAAACCCGGGGCATTAGATGTTGTTATTGAACGTGAACTATAAATAGCAGAGGTTGGCGTTACTTGACGTTTTTCATCTTCCCAGTCATAAAAATATTGACTTTGACCTTCTATAGTTATCCCATTATATCCATTCTTTTTGAATTTTATACCGCTTTCTTTAGAGCTTAAATCTATTTGCAGACTTCCGTCCCAGTTTTGAATTAATACAGTTGATAAAATTCCTGTACTTATCAAACTAGCATTTATTTTACCATCTATAGTAAAACCATACTCATAACGCCCATAGTAACCAGTTTGGCTAAACCCAAGACCATTCCTATTAAGTCTAACAACATTTACAGAAGTATTTATATCTTTAGAATCCATTATTAATATTTCATTTTGCTTTGCTATTACATAACTATCTTTTATACCGCTATTCATTAAAGCATTTATATAGTCACCTAACCCATTAGCACCTTGTTTTTGTGCTTTGTCTAGTTCTGCAATTATTTGAGAAACATTAGGAGGAGTTAATTTTATATCTTTATTGCTTAATTTAGTGGATAATCTTCTATCTAACTTCGGAGAATATTCTCTCTCTATAACTCTAACTATTATATCTGTATTATAAGTATCTTCTTTTACTGTAATTGTATCACCTATCCCGGCATATTCTGTTAAGCCATAATTTTTATATTCTTCTGTTTTATACAATTCCACAAAATTAATATTATATTCTGCTGTTATTATATCAATATGATTTTTACTAAATTCTAATTCTGCACGCCTTTTTAATTCCGTTTGTGCTTGTGCTAAAGTGTCATATCCTTCGGGGTCATTTTCTGTTTTTAACTTTACATCTTCGTACTTAATTTCCTTAAAGAACTGTCTAGGATAATTATTAACCAATGGAGATATTACTCTATCTGCTTTTATACCATCGAATCCAACTGGATATATTACTGTGCAAAGAGAATCTATATTTGTTTTAATTTCAAATCCTATCAAATTTTTTTTACTTTGTATTATTATATCTTTATCCTGTCCAACTCTATTGTTAATAGCTAAATTATATTTATTCCTATATATTTCTCCACCCCATCGTTCTAAGAATGAATTGTCATTGTCAAATAAGGCTTTATATACATTCATATACATATAATAAGCTGTATTTATTTTAGTTATATTACTTGTTGCTATTATTTCATTTTTACCTTTAGCACCATTAAAAATATATTGAATTGCACTAGTTCCACTTTGGTTAGTAGGTCTGACATCTTCCAACCATAAATTTAAAGTATCCGATATAGTTATTTGCCTAGCATAAATTTCTATTTCTTTTTTATTTTTCCTTACATTACATATTCTAAATACTTCGTCACCAAATTCGTCAGAAACTCTTATTATAGAACCTTCTACAAATAAATTATAAAGTTCTTTTGGCTTTTCTTTATCAACTATTAAGACGGATTGATAATCAAATTTATCATTTAATCCTTCTGTTATTTTATCGCTTATTATTAAATCATCTATAATATAGTCACCGTTAGTCGTCAAAACTTCTTCTCTAGTACTTTTACCACTAAATAGACAAGTAAAACTTCTCAAATCATCACCCCACAAAAATCGTATTGCTTAATATTTCAAATTTATTGATAGTTCCAGCCCAGGATATTTTATTATATCCATTTTTTAATACAGGAAAATCCCCTATCATTTTCTTACTTATACTTTGATTATTTTTATCTAATATCTCAATTAATTCACTATCTATATATACATAATCATTTACTGATTTTAATTGTAATTCTTCACCATTTATTATTATAGATATATTTTGATTGGAAGAGGGTAATGTTAGTTTAATGTTTGGACTTCCTTCTAAATCTCCTTTATAAAATAAATCATAATTATTTGTTATAGTTTCCCAATATTCTTCTGTTTTATATAAGAAAGGTTCGCAATTAAAAGTTGTTTCTAATACTGCATTTGCATGTTTTTCGTCTGATATTTTATCACATATAACATTTTTAACTTTATAACATTTTTCTCTATAATCATCAAAGAATAATCTATTATCTTTTATATTATTTAACCATAAATTAACTTCTCTTTGTCTATCTTTATATCTTTTTATATCAAATATTTTTAAATTTAAATCAAATTGAATGTCTTTATAATTACCAGTTTTTCTAGTTAAACTACCTTTTCTTCTTCCTTCGACTGGTATAAGTTCAATTTCTTCTTGTATCACAGGATAATCTACTTTATCAATTATTCCTATTCCAAAACTAAATGAATTTCTGCCATTAAACCAAAACGAATTTATCACAAAATCACCTCCTTATATAATTATACCATCAAAAAAAGGAGGTGTAAAACCTCCTATATTAATAAGAAAAAGCAGTTGTAGTCATTCTATTATAGTCTTCCAATTCTCCTTGATGTGGTGCCACTGTCTTTCTTACAAATTCCTGTCCGTCTATATCCATTTTAAAATCTATACTAAACATAGTTTTTAAACTATCTTTAAAATCATCTTGCTTATAGTAAGGGATAGGTACTCTAGCACTATTTACAGTATCTTTCATACTTTCTTGAATATCTTTATTAACGTTATCCATTTCGTCTATAAAACCTACTCCAAACCCTTGAGCTGTGTATTGACCTACCTCTTTTTTCATTACCCTAGAAGGTGAGTGTATTCCTAAAGCCCCTTTAAATCCTTTCACAACTCCACTAGCAAATCCACCTATTTTTTCTTTTAACCAACCTGCCATTCCTGTTATACCATTCCATATACCTTTTACTATATTTTTCCCAATATCTAGCATTTTACCTGGTATATCAGAAATTGTATCAACTATTGCGTGGAAAACATCTTTTGCCGAATTTTTGGCACTAGTAACCATATCACTTCCCCATTTAACAAGTTTATTCCAAGTATCTAGTAACCATTTAGCAACTTTACCAGGCATTTCAGAAAACCAATCCCCTACTCCATCAACTAAAGTATTTATTTTTTCGTTCGCTGTATTCCACATATCAGAACACCAACTCTTGAATTTATCCCATGTATATAATAGCCAAGCAGAAATTTTAGTAGGTAATTGAGAAAACCATTCACCAATACCATTTATTAAATTTGCCATTCCCTCACTTGCTGTTGTCCACAAATTAGTAACCCAAGTTTTAAAATCTTCCCAAACTTGTGCCAACCATTCACCAATTTTGGCAGGTAATTCTGAAAACCATTCCCCTATAGATGTAATTAAATTAGGTATCATTTCAGTCCAAAAAGTAACAAATCCTTCCCACCACGTTGTAGCTAATATATATATATATCCTAATATAGTTCCTATTGCCTCGCCTATTTTCCTTGGTGCTTCATTGAAAAATGTTGTTATTCCTTCCCAAATTTTTCCTGGTAATTCTCCAAGCCATTGCAAAACATCATTAACAAAATTAGGTATACTTTCAGTAAAAAACGTTACAATAGCGTTCCAGCCTTCTTTAAAAAAGTTCCCTATATCTTCCACAAATCCGTCTATAAACTCCTTAAATCCATCACAGTTATTATATAAAAGTGCAAAAGCTCCAGCGAACGGATTAACTAAAAACAATAATATTTCTTTCCAATTATTTTTAAAGAAATCAATTATTTTCCCAAATACTTCGGGTATAGTTTCAGTAAAAAAACTGCTTATAGCATTCCAAGCGTCAATCGCTTTAGTTTTAATAGTATCCCACAGATTAATCCAAAATTCTCTAAATCCTTCGCAGTTATTCCATAGATATATAAAACCAGCTACTAATGCCCCTATTGCTAATACAACCCAGCCAATAGGAGTTTCTATAAATGCTAGGCTTAATAATTTTGTTGCTTTTTCCGCTAACCCCATAGAACCCACCATTTTGCCAACACCATCTGATAATAATCCTATATTGGTTTTAAATTTACCTATATTGTCAACTATTTCATTTACTGTCATTATTGCCTTCAAAGTACCCCATACAGCTACTATGCCAATTATAGCGTCCTTTATAGCTATGAAAGCCACTAAAGCACCTGTTCCGAAAGTTTCTTGTATACTTTCTTTTAAAGCACTCATAAAACTTTGACCTTCTGTCATTTTCTCGTTTATACCGTCAACTAATTCAATTATTTTAGGCATAACTTCATTCAATTTGTTAAATAATGGTTCAATTATTTTACCAGCTATCATACCAAGATTATCTTTTAAAGTAGACATCATACCGTCAAATGTTTTGGATTGATTAGCCATAGCTCCAGTAGTTTTACTTGCTATGCTATCAATAGCTTGATTATATATATCAGCTGATATTTTACCTTCACTAGCCATCTTTTTAACTTCTGCAACGCTTTTACCTGTAACTTCTGCTAATGCCTTATAAATTGGTACACCTCTATCTTGTAATATATTTAAATCTTCTGTATATGCGACCGTCGCTTGTTGAACTTGGCTATATTGTCTTACCATTTCTTTAAGTGAATCTTCTTGTATTCCGAAAGCTCCTCCAATATCTCCAAATTTTGTCAATTGGTCAAAAAGTGCTTGACCTTCAAAATCTGCATTATGGAGTTGTTTAGCCATTGCATCAACTCCCATTTTTGTGAAAGGTGTTTTACTTGCATATTGTTCAATATCTTTCATCATATTTTGAGCATTTTCTTGTGTCCCTAGTAGAGTTTTCCATGCTACCGTAGAACTTTGAAGACTAGAATTATATTCTATACCCATTTTGGTTACTGCTGTTTTTAAAATACCTACCCCAATTGCTCCTTTTTTAACAAATCCGTCTAAAATTTGGAATCCTTTTGTCTGTCCTATTCCTTCTATGCCTTTTTTTGCCCCTTTTATACCTGCTTTAAACTCCTTATCGTCTATTCCTAAAACGGCTTTAAGGTTAAATAAATTCATATTATTCCCTCCTTTTTAACAAGAAAGGCGTGAGTTTAACCCCACGCCCCCTTGAATTTATTTATTATATCTTGTTCTATTTCTTCGCTTGTTCTATTATCTTGTTCTATATTTTTATTATCTATTTTATCGAATAGTTTTTTAATACTATCTAAAGGTTTTTTTACATTAGCACCTTGAACTAATATATTTAGAGAGCTGGTTACATAATCTTTATAAATGAATTCTTTATTTTCTTCTTTTAAATATTCCTTCAAATATAAATTAAAAGTTTTAAAATTCATTTTTCTAGTAACTGTGTTAGCTATAAATATTATTTTAGAGCCTCCAATTTCTGCAATGATGTAAAAAAACTTAATAGCTCCTTATCTTGTATTAATTCATTTATTCTATTAATATTTTTAAAAATATTTTCTTCTTGTATTTCTTTCAAAGTAACATTGTCCATTATTGCTAAAATCATTTGTACATCGTTTTTATGGTCTTTAAAAATTACTGGTATTAATTTAGTGAAGTTTTTAAATCCCAATTCAAATCCTATTTCTTCTATTTCTTCTTTTTTATCTTCTTCATATTTTACTTTATTTTTTAATATTTCCATAAGTTTTTTATCTTCTATTATGTTGGAAATATGAGGAGTTATCTCGCACAAAATATCCATAGTTTTATCTGCACTAATTTGACTTAATTTCATATTAATATACCTCTCTTTTTTAAACTATTTTTTTAGTAGGGACATGAATTTCGAACGGAACTTCATCGGGATTAGTCATAGTTTTATTACCGGTTAATTCCAATTCTATTTTACCATTGTCTTTATCGGCAAAAGTAAAGTTTAAACCATTTGTATTTATTACATTTTTTATTTCTATTATAATAGGTATATTTGAGCCTTGTTGTGTGCCTAACCAACATATATTATCTATATAGTCAGTATCTCGTATATCGTTTCTAGCTGTTATTTTATCATATAATTCAGTTTCTTCAGCTTTTTTAATATCACTAGCACATAATGCCAATTTAAAATTCTCAGCTGTTGATTCCGCTAATGTAGTAGTCAATTTTATTTCCCAACTATCTATTTTATTGCCACCTATATAATTTCCTCTAGCTCCGTCAATATTTTCAAGTGTATTTCTCATTTCTGGTATAGCAGTAAATGAACCGCCACCGCTTGTTGCTCCTAATTTTTCACTTCCCTCTGGTAAAATATCGTCAAAAGTTTCACCGTCTTTAATTTCTAATATTGATTTTCCTAAAGCTTCAATATCTTTTATACTTTTCAAAAATACTCCAGCATCTAATTGTAAATTTTTAGCTGTGTTTGGTGTAAATGCGTTTAAAGTTCTTCCCATTTTTTAATTCCTCCTTTTTAATAAACATTATATTCTATTACAGAATAAACACTCTTTATAAATTTTTGTTCATCTTCTACCATAAACTGTAAAAAAGGCGAACCTTTTCTCATATATATATAAGTACCATTTTTATTTATTGTAATACCTTCACCTATTTCATCACTTAATTTTTGTGCTAAAGTTAAAATACTTTTTACACTTTGAGATTGGTCATAAATTTTAACTTGTATTAAACTAGAATCGTCCCAAGCTAAATTATCTAATGTATAAGTCAAATAAGGATATTTAGAACCGTCAGGCACTACATTTTGTAAATAAGATGGACATATATCACTAAAAAATTCATATAATAAACTTGCTTGGTCTAAAAAATTGCTCATAAATTCACCCCTATTCTGATGTAGGCAGTAGGTCGAACAATTCAGCTGTGGCATATCTTAAATTCAAAGTAGCAAATTTAGGCGGTATATTTTCTGTATTATTTAAACTTTTTATTTTAAAAGTTTGTTGGTCTGATTTTCTTTTTATTATATCATTAAACTCTAAAAAAACATTATTTTCAGTTGTAACTGTATATATATTTGTTACACCTTGTTTTTCTGCTATCTTAGCTTCTATGCTATTATCTAAATTTATATACCCTTTAAATTCTGCCCCATCTTTCCAAATTGTTTCAAACCCTCCCATACCGTCAGGTATTGATACTTTATCAAGAAAAATCAAAGACTCAAATATATCTTGTATCATATGCTCTTACACCTCCTAAAATCATCGTATATTTTTCTATAAGGAGATAATTCTATTGAGAATACATCTTTCCAAGTTGTTAATTGTCCGTTTACAGTAGTTTTACTATAAGAATATCCCATCGGAAAACTTTCTGATATTATATCGGTTTTAACTTGTTTTTCATTGAATTTTTTTATTTCTTCGCATGTTTTTATAAAATCTCTTGGTACACTTAAAGAACAAATATATCCTGTAAATAATTCTGTATTAAGTTCTTCTTCTAAAGTAATTATATTATTTTCTACTTTAGTTATTTTATAAACTCCATCATTTAAAATTGAATCTTTTATTAGAATATATTGTCCTGCCAAGTATTTTCCTCTTACTTCTATTGTATTATTTAATATAGAGTATTCTCCATATTCTTTGAAATTAAAAAAATAATTATTTAAATATTTCATTATATTATACATTTTATATCCTCCTTTTATAATTATACCAAAAAAATCGGTAGTATTCAAACTACCGACATTTGAGGTTATTTATATATTTAATATGAAATTAGCTTATTAAACTTCACCTGTTTTTTTATAAACATATATAGCATTCTTTTTGTTGTTTAATACAAATGCATCATAGTATATTCTGCCTTCTACTAGCCAGCCGTTTATACCAGGTGGATTGTCATGAGTTTTATATTCTGTAAGTTTTTCGGCTCCTACTGTTGCCATTGCGGAAGTTATAACGAATTCTACATCTTCAGGTAAATATACAGAAGGAGCATATATTAATTGTATTCCTTCTATCATTCCTACAGAACCTTTAGCCAACATGTCTTGTGCCATGTCACTAGCTTTTATAAATCCATCATCTTGTCTTATTGCTTTATAAAAAGATGTTGATATATATGCAAAACATGAAGCTAATGGAACTTTATTTTCTAATAAAGTTGTTACTCCATCTAAAAATGAAGTATAAGCATTTGTTTTATCTATAACTGCACCAGTTTCAACTTTACCAGCTTTAGAGCATATAACACTTAATCTATAAGTATCTATTTCTGGAATTATAACTTCGTCAATTTGTCTTGCTAATGCTTTTCCTGCTTCTAAAGTCATTAAAGTATCTGTATAGTTTCTTCTATCTATAGTGAATGTAAAAGACCTATCCTTCTTTAATACTTCTGTTTGTAATTCATTTTCTAATTCCTTTGGTGTACCATATCTACTTGACCCACTCATAGTATAATCGGTCATAGGAACAGTTGGTACTGAATATATATTTATTGTATTAACTCCATTAAAGTCGTATTCTCTGTTTATTGCTCTTTCTGTAAGTGCTTGTAATTTCATTCTTTCGTCAATTTTACTTTCATACTTTGACGCATGGTTAACTGCCATTTGATTCACTCCTTTTTATTTGTTTTAATTATCAAATCCCATCAAAAATGGGTCTTTTTCGCTAGGGTTATTTGCTGGTGGTGTAGATGGTTCAACCCCTGTTGTTTGTGTAGATGTATAAAAGTCAGAATAATTCTCTTTCAAACTCTTGCCAATGTTTTCCCAATCTTTTATATTATCATCTTCAAACTCCAACGAGTTGATATCTACCTCTTTTACTAATAAATTAACTAATTTATCGCTTGTTATTCCATCTTTTTTTAATTGGTCTTTTATTTTATTTATTTTAGTAGCTTGTGTACTTTTTTTCTCTATATCAATCTTATAATTATTAAATTCCTCTTCTTTATTAGCTAATTGAGTTTTAAGTTGTTCAAGCTCCCCATTTACTGCACATAAATCGTCAGCTTTTTCTTTTAAACTTTCTAATTCAACGACTTTCTTATTATATTGTGCCTTTGGGATAAACTCTTTGTGTAGTTCTCCATTTATAGCCTTAGAACATTGCTCGGCTAGTTCGCTCTCTATTCCACTAGAGATTAATATTTGTTTTAAATCCATTTTATAATCCTCCTCAAAATTTTATAGTGATTTCCACTAATTTAATTATATAACACGAATTTTTTTTTGTCAATTTGCTGTCAATGTACGTATAAATATGCAAGAAGTAAATTAAAAACTTGCAAAAAGCACTAAAAATAGCGTGTTGACAACGTCACAATTTTGGAGCAGTTTTTTTTGGAAAAGTGCTTACGTCACTCTGCTAAAGGATTGGCTTATTTACTGGGTTTGTAGCCAGTCGAGGCTCAATATTATTAAAAAAGTTCCTTATTATATAAATATCTTTTTATTTTTTTATAAATTATTTATTTAGAAAGGTAATGCAATTATGATATATGCAATTTCAATCTTTTCATCTTCAATTAATAACTTCCTAAGTTAACTTACTACAGTCAGGCTATTGACAATGTGACCACAATCTGATAGAATATAATTAACAAATCAAAGAGGTGATATTAAATGTTAGTTAGGAAAATAAGAAATATTGCTACTAATAAAATAAAATATATTACTATAGAAAAGCTTATTAAAAATAACAAATTACCTTTGGGTTATGAATTTACAGAATCGGGTCTATGGTTTGATGATTACTTATTAAATGAAGAGGAGAGAAATAACATATTATGAAAATAAGAAAAATAAGAAACGAATATAATAAAAAAGAAGGTTATATAACTTTAAATACTTTTTTAAATGAAGGTTTACCATACTTGTGTGATTTTATACAAAAAGACTGGATTGAACATACACAAATATCAAATCAGAAAGGAATTGAAATAATATGAAATTAGGAATTAGAAAAATAAATCTTAAAAATAGAATAAAATCTCGTACTACTGCTAAACTTAAAAGAAAAGCTAAAAAAGCATTTATACCTTGGTATGGTAAAAAAGGTATGGGGTGGATTAATGACCCTCATAAAGCTTTATATAACAAGATATATAATAAGACTACAATTAGTGTAGATGATACTGTAAAACTGTTTACAAAAGGAGATAGCATGGATTTCAGGTCATTCCATGAGTTTTATCTTAACTTAGATAGAGAATCTAAAAAAGAATTCAAACATGTCTTTGTTAAGCTTAGAAAAGAACACAATAAAAAACAGTTAGAAGAAATAAAAGAAGTGTTTAGAGATGTAAAAGTACAATGCAAAAAAACTTTGAACATAATTAAAACAAATACGCCTAATAAATATTATAAAAATTGCATAGCTTATAGATTTTTAGGTGTTACAATTATAGGAAGTATATTAAGTGCAATATTCCCAATTCCAGTAGGAGTTATATTCTTTCCTTCTATGTTAATTTATTTAATAATTATATTAATAAAATTTAATAAAATAAACAAAAAATATAAGAGGTAGTTAATACCTCTTTTTTTTATTCTTTAAAAACTGAATCTGCTATTTTTTGGTATACACCTGTATGTTCCAGTAATGAAGGTCTTAAGAAATCACCTTTTCTATTAGTAAGTTCATTTTTTTCTGCATATTCAACATTACTACCTACTATTAATTCATCTTTACCAGCTCTACCACTCAAATAATCTTTTGGAAGAGTTTCGGGTACTCTAGTACCTTTTACTTGTCTCTTATTAGTTATAAAACTCATAGAAGCTCTTAGTCTACCAGTATCTACTATTTTCTTTTCAGTTATTATTTTAGTTACTATGCGTTGCCATTCCAACCCAATCATATACAATATTTTTTCTTTTTTTTCTTCTGTTTCTCCGAGTAATTTTTTGCTATTATCTTGTATGTTAATCTTTAGCATATTCAACACCCCACTCTTCAAAACTCATTTTCTTTATTCTTTCATCAAGTTCTAATTCTTTTCTAGTTTCCTCTAAGTCAACTAATTTAGATACCATAGTGCAACGGCACCTAATAACTTCCTCAGCTTTCCCATTTGGGTCTCCGGGATACATAAGACCATTAGAAAACTTTTCGTCAATCTCTCTAATTTCTCCCATTAGTCTTCTATGGCTTTTCCTAGTACGCTTATCAATTGTACTAATCCATTCTTTTTTTACTTTTATGCCTTTAGTTTCTGCAAATTCAAAACTATCCATCCTAGCCGAACTTTCTATTCTAGTTGTTTCTGTTCTAGCCATAGTTATACTAGAGTTATGACTTATATTAAGAACCTTTTCCATTCTCTTAGCTAAATTAGTTATACTCTCTCCTTGCAATAGTCCAACACTTAGCTCTCTTTTAAGTTGAGAATAAATATTCCCTTTATCTTTTAATTTATCTATAGTAAGCAAAGTAAAAGGGTTTAACTCGTCCTGTAATAGCTTTTTAATTACATTCTGATTAAATACTTGGAATCCTATTCTAGCATTTAAAGTCTTTTCTATAGTATAACCTAAGTAAGCATAATTAAACCAATATACATCTATCATATCATTGTTAATCATCTTTACAGCTATTTCATTAGTTGAATTTATATTTAACATCATCTGTTTTAATAGAGTGTCAAGTCTATTCTTTTTCCTAAGTAAATTGTTACGCTTTATTAAGTCATCAGTTTTACTAAGTTCATCAATTAGTTTCTGATTTTTATTTAGTTTTGATTTACATTCAAAGTATGATTGCTTATAGATTTTATTGAGTTCTTTTTCCAAATTAAACAACATTTTGTCCGTTTCTTGATGTGCAAAATCCAATTACACCACCTCTTCTTTGTTTTCCTTTTGTTGTATTGCACCATTTTCAGGTTCTTCTATAGATGTATTTTCTTCTTCATAACTAAATTTATTTATATTTTCCTCTTCTAATTTCTTGATAATATCGTCCACATCTGCATCACTTATATAAGGATTTAATCTCAATGCAGTTTCTAAATCTATATCATTTCTAAATTTATAAATATTGTCTATAGTTTCAGTATCATTAATTAATGTCCTTCTTATTAATTTAAATTCATATTCCTCGTTAGAGCCTTTATATTCATTGTATATATTAAGAATATTTTCTATATAATCAATAACATTTATTTCAAATTCATCCGTTTTTAAATCTAAATCTTGGGTAGCTATTCTTATAGCTGTAGCTGTCAAGCTTCCACCAGTCAAAGTGTCCATGTCTGTAGCCATAGCAGTAGCATAAATTTGCTTTCTTAATATTTCTAAAGCTATTTTTCTAGCTTCATGTGGTACCTCTATGGTATGTGGGCTTGCTTCTCCTTCGTCAGTAATTTGTATAGTTTTATAATATTTATAATCCTTTAAAAACTGTTCCATATCTTGTCCTGCATAATTTTTAAGAATCCAATAAATGTCTTGTGCATCTTCCAAATTGTTTCCAAAGTCAGAAGAAATTTTATCAAAAAGGTCAATTTGATTTCTTAGAGAAATAGTCAACGAACTTTTCTTTAATATCCCTGAATATAATGGAACTATAGGAAGTATGCTCCAATTCTCTCCTTCTATTCTTTCTCCTAGTACATCTATTTTTTTAATTAATTTATAAGGTTGTTTTTCTTTAGTCACTATCAAATTATTTTGTTTATTACTTTGTAGTTCTGTAATTCCATCTTGTTCGTAAAACTCTACAAACATAGGTTTGTTAACATCTAATTGCCAGAACCTTATTCCAGCCATAAGAGTTGCTGTTCTTTCATCGAATAAAGGCACAAATTCATTGCCTCTCCAAACATCTTCACAGAATTTGCCTTTAGAATCCAAATGACAATAAGTCCAACTTACTCCATCTATTTTCGAATATAATCCACTTTTATAAATTCTATTATCAAATTTCTTCCCTAAATCTTTTTTAAATTTATCTTCCATAGTAACACCATTAGCAAGTAAATAAGAACATTCTTGTTTAATTATCTTAGGGAAAAATGCAGATGGAATTTGGTTATTAGCTTTAAAAAAATCTTCTTGTTTTATACCATTAGTATTATAAAACCACTTCATACGTTCCAAAATGGTTACATTTTCACCGCTAAAGTATGCCCAAGCTATATTAGCTATCTTGTATCTTTCAGACGCTTTAAACTCTATTATAGCATCATTTATAAAGCCTATTTTATCACTACTATTTAAATAATCTTGAAAAGTTAACATTTTATCACCTCTTTATAGTCTTGCATTAGTACGCATAATATTATTGCTTTGAATTTTCTCATATACACCAGTAAGTGCATCTACGCTATCATCATGTTTGTTTTTACCAGCTCTTTGATAAGTTGTTACATCTCTATAAAAATCAGGATATCTATATTTCCAATCACTAGGGAAATAAATACTATTCATAACGCCAGTAGAACCTGTTAATATTCTTGATTCTTTATTTTTTGTTTGGCTAAATGGTCTTATTATTGTATGTCTATTATTTACGCCATTGATAATCCTATTAACATTTCTAGCGAACCCACGCCCCCCGTTGTTACTTTCTATATTTGCATAATTTACCTTATATTCTAACAAAGTTTTAGCGAGAAGAGGTTCAGTAATTTCCATAGGCTCTTGAGTGTATATTACATCTAATATATAAGCGTTTTTGTCTTTATCTACCGCATAGGTTATGCTACATAAATAATCCTTCCCAGTGTCTGCTGTATCTGTATAATTGTTTATACTTTTAATTCCTATATCTTCAATACTATCATAAGTTTTTAAATTAGAATATAAAACACCTTTTAAGTCAATAGGCTCTTGATTGTAGTTTGCAGAGGCTATGTCATCACCTAGAGTTTTGGTTAATGTTTCGTATTGTTCTAGGTTTAAAACATCATTACAAAGCATTTTTGAACCATCAAAAGCCTTCATACTTAATAGTTCTACATTTTGATTAATATCTTTAAAGTGTCTTATTGCTCTACCTGCTAAATCTTGTGTTGCCCATCTTGTCATAATAATTATGACTTTTCTTTTGCCCTGCAATCTTGACAGCATAGTATTACAAAACCAATCCCAATGTTTTTCTAGTACATTAGCATTATTTGCTTCTTCTGCATTTTTGATTACATCGTCTATAATTAGAATGTCAGCTCCAAAGCCTGTGGCAGTCCCTGTGGGCGATGTTGCTAGATAGTTCTTATTATTGTTACCTTCTAAGCTCCAAAGGTTTACTGCCCCATCTCCGTACTTTATTTTAGTAGAGGGGAATATATCATTATATACTAATTTATCTTCATCTGCCTTAATTTCCTGGATTGCTCCTCTAACTTGTCTTGAAAATGTAGTTGATAGAGTTTCATTGTATGAGCCTGTCATAACCTTAAGACTATTGTCTTTACCCAAGCACCACTCTACGAAAAGGGTTGCTGTTCTAGATTTCCCATGCCTCGGCGGTAAATTAATACACAGCACTTGTTTATCTCCTTCATAAAACTCTTGGAGAGTGTCACAAATCTCTTTCAGGTATATTCTATCATCTTTATAGAAATCACTAGCCATCAATTTACAATAATACCAAAACTCACGTCTTGCTAATTCGCATTGTAATTGTTGCTTAACTTTCATCTTTTAATAGTTCCTTGATTTGTTCTGTACTTAGATGGTCAACATTAATATTCTTATTAGTATTTGTATTAGTGCTTTCAATCTCTTGCTTATCTGTATATCCATAATTCTTCAAACAGAATATTCCAAAGGTTGGATTTATCTTATTCCCTAAACCTTTACTCATTATATCAGCTAATATTCTCTCTCTAACTTTTTTAAAAGTGTGGAAATACTCGTCTTTATCTTCATAATTATAAATGGTTTTTCTATCTACATTTAGAAACGTTGATAATCTTTCAAAAGTCAAAGTCTCTTCTTTTAATTCACAATAGTCATAAAACTCTTCAATTTTCTTTTCAAGCTCCTCGACACTATTAAATGCCTTTGGTCGACCTCCCTTAACTGGTACTGTCATATCAATCAACTCCTTTCATTTATATATATTAATTATACCATTTGTGGTCACAAAATTCAATTTGCTTAGGGTGGTGATAATTATTAGATACGAAACACGAATATACAAATAATAATATCCTTTCTAAATAAATAAAAAAGAATAAAAGATATTTATATAATAAGAACTATTTTGAATTATTTGAAGGTAAAAAGTGACCTCAACCCGCTTGGCGACTGGATTTTATCGTTAAAATAAAAAAGCGTTTTTTAGAAAAAAAGTGCTTTCGTGTCAACACATAAAAAGACGAATATTTTTAATTTTTTTAGCTTTATTGTTCGTACCATTACGAATATTAGAACATATGTTCTTTTATTGAGTTTAAGAAAAGGCTAGGTTAATCCCTAGCCTAAATTAATTATTATTAAATTATATATTTGTCTTTTGCATTTTCTGCAAGTTCTAAATTTGATTTTCCAACAATCCAAATTGACCCACAATTATCTATTACCTTTTTACCTATATATTCTTCTTTAAATAATTCATTAATTTTCATTTTTTTCTATTCCTCCTCTACTAATTTGCAATATTCCTATTTTTTATTTTTCAAATATATCTCTCCAAGCCAATTCTCTAGCTTCTTTAGTTGCTTTTTTCTTAAATAATCCTTTTATTTTTATCTCGTCAATAGCTCTCATTATTGGAATATACAACATTGCCTCGTCAACATTCCATTGCCCATCACAAGCTCTGTCATTACACCATTCTTTAAATTCATCATAATTCATATTCTTAAAAATTTCTCTCATACGATTTTTATTCCTCCATTTTTTTATTTTTTTCTTTACCTTTTTGAAACGAATATTTTTTTAATTCTCTACCTACATTGTTTAAACAAATTTGCATTTTATTACTCTCCTTTAAATTTATTTATCTTATATACTAAAATTAATACACATATTACACAATGTCAACACTTTTATTCTAATTCTCTCAAATTACATTCTGATAATTTATTTAATCTATTTGTAATTTTATATGAATCACATTTGTAAATTATACTTATATATTTTAAATACAAATCTTTATAATTTATTACCATGTTTATACCTCCTAGGAGGGCGTACCCTCCTTTTTTTAATCTTTTTTAATATTATAACATTCTTCCAAATCTCTATTAATTTGTTCTATTCCTCCATCTCTTTCTATTTCAGACCATGTCATAGTAAACTTGTCAATTAGTTTAAATTCTATTCCCCAATACCCCTCTTCTTTTTCCACGTTGTACATTGCTTTAATAGTATAAGTATTTATACCTCTAAAACCGTCTACATCTATATCGCATACATTTTTTATAAACTCTTTTTTCATTTTAATTATTCCCCTTTATTTTTAATTTGTTTTGTTGTTCCCTACAATTATTATTATACTGCAATGTATATATATTGTCAACACATTTATGAAAACTTTTTTTATTTTTTTAAAACTTTATCAATAGAGTAACTTAGATAAGTATTTGCTCTTTTTATTTCTAGTTCTGTATTAGTATTAAATCCATTTTCTATAAGTATTATATTATCTGATAAATTTTGACTATAGTAATTTATACCTTTGTTGTAATACCATGTTTTTCGAACCATATCAGATTCAGAAACTGTAATTAATTCCTTTTCTAAATTCTTTACAATATTATTTTGTTTATTAAAATTTTCCTGCTCTTTAGTTATAACAAACATAGTTTTAGCTACTTCATTATTGTTTTTATCTTTAGTTACTATTTTTTTATCATTTATAGCATCTCTGTGATAATCAATTATTAAATCATAACTATTTAAATCTTTCCCTTTTAGCATTTTATTAGAACAATAATAACTATTATTATAATCATTGTCAAATTTATCTATTACATGATGTACTATATACCCTTTTTTTCTTAATTTGTTGCTTAAGTCTTCGCCTGCTTTAACTACGTTATAATCATCTGTGTAAGCTTCACTAGTGTGACTATGATATATTAGTATGCTTTTATTAGAACGTGCCAAACATGAATTTATAGGCATTAAAAGAGTTACTATTAAACTAGATATTATTAATATTTTTGATATTATTTTTATTAACTTTTTCCTTAACATTTATTATTCTCCTTTTCTTATACAAATCTTATATTAATATTATATCCACTTTTTACTAATTTTATTACAGTTTCATTAATTATTTTTTCGGTTTTCTCATTTACTTCTTTTATACAATCCTCTTCCGAAAGTTTTTTAATCATATCTATTTTTATATCTTGTTTTAACTTTTCATATTCCTCTAATTCCATTTTAAAATTATTAAATATAAGTATACCTTGTTCTGTTTTAAATTCTGTTTTATCTTCTAATAATTCTAGTTCCAAAATTGGAGAACTTAAGAAAATAGTAACCTCTCTTTTATCCTCGTTCACCTGTACTTGATTGTCTTTTAAATTTTGCAAATCTATATAATAATGTCCTAACCCTTTGAAATTTATATATTTATTATTTTTAAATATAACATTATCAGCAATCCCGTTTTTAATCTCTATTTCTTTAGAAGTAAAACCCTGCATTATTTCAATCCTTCCAGTTTCTTTCAGTTCCTCCAAAATAGTCACTGAATCAATTTTTCTATTGTTATTTATACTTTGTATAGAGGAAATATTATAATTGTTAGATGGCTTTGTAAATGCCTTTAATCCGAACTTGCTTATAGTTAAAAAAGATATTCCCAATAACGCTATTAATATAATTCTTTTTATTTTATTTCTTTTCATCATTATCCTCCTAAATAAAAAAAGAAGAGGCTTTTAGTCCTCTCCTCAGTTGCTATTGATTAGTTGCACACATGAATATAATTTCATCTATATTTTGATTATATAAAATTTTATCTAAATACCACCACATATCATTATCGTCTTTTATATTTATATTTCTTTCTTTTAATTCTTCTAACATTTTATTTATATTTTCTATTATTTCCATGTTGTTCATTAAACTTATATTATCCACTTTAATTCACTCCTTCGAATCCGTTTAATATTTCTTTAACTGACATTATATAGTTATATTTATTTTTACAATCTAATTCCATTTTACTTAAAGCCTTTGTAAATTTATCAAAAGCTGGATATAATTCGTCATATTTTTCAGGATTAGCATTAATTATTTTTTCTATCTCATACATCTTTTTTAAATTATAATTATATTGTTCTCTAAAATTCATTTTTTATTCTCCTCTGTTTAGAATGGTATTTCATCAGCATCAGCATCAGCAGGTGACCAGTCTTGTGAATTTGTTTGAGTATCATTTTCTTTTTTAATTGATATAAAGTCAAAGCTATCTACGATAATATCTGTTGTGTACACTCTTCTTCCTTCTTTATTTTCGTAAGAGCCTGTTTGTATGTGACCATCTAATAAAATAGGGCTACCTTTCTTAAAATATTCTGCTATTATCTCCCCAGTCTTATTAAATGCTATACAATTAAAAAAGTCAGCTTCGTCTTTCTTGAATTTTCTATTTACTGCTAAGTTAAATTTGCATATAGCTGTTCCACTTCCTTGTGCGAAAGTCAAATCTATATCTTTTGTTAATCTTCCATTTAAAAATACTTTATTCATTTTCTAACTCCTCCAATTTTAATTCTAATTCTGCTATTTTTATTCCATTTTCTGTATAAAGTGCATTAACTCCTTCCGGTAGTGCTACTGGATATGTTTTTATAATTTTACTATTTGCAATATTATATTTATTTATTTCTTCATTTATCTCTTTTATAGTATTTTCATTTTTTAGTTTATTTAATTCTCTTCTAAAACAAATTATATCTAGTTCAGCTTTTCGTATTTCAAGTTTTCTTAATTCGATTTCTATTTTTATACTTTCCATAGTTTCTTTTAACATATATACAACCTCACTTTATTTAAAAGAGGGATAAACCCTCTTATTTTATTCTACTTTTATAAATAATTCTTTCTGTAAATTATCCCAATTTATGGAATCACTTTCTATGCTTTTAATTATTATTCCGTTAGGTATAGACCTTTTTGTTATAGTATATTCATATCCTCTATAAATTTCATAATCTGATATAATTTCCAAAACTTCATAAAAATTGTAACCTTCTATCATTTTCATTTTATTATTCCCCTTTCTTTAACTTGTCTTAATTCTAACATATAATACAATACATTGTCAACACTTATTTTAAAAGTTTTCTATTTCACTTATTTCAAATTCTTCTTCTAAGATAGTCTTAACATCATATTTTATCTTACGATATATTTCTCTAGCCATATATTCCGGTGGAATTGGTATAAGTTCTGTCCCCCATCTGCTTAATTCTCTACTTATAGCACAGCCGAGACTTTCTTGTGACTTCCACCCATTTTTTTGGTTTCCAGTTCCTTCATACAGGTGTTTAAAATACAATCCGTCTTCTATAAATATCCTATGTCTTGTGCCATTAGCTTTAAGCCTTGCAAATTCATTTCTAAGCCTTATTAAATCTTTTTTGCTTATATTCCCTGCTAATTCGTCTATACTTCCTTTTTTCTCTATTATAGTCTTTTTGTCGAACCATAATGCCCTATCTATTCCCCTAAGAGTCCCACTTGGTAGCATTGCAGAATAGTCACCACTTGGTAAACAAGGTTCGTATAAATCTTTTTTAGGCATTTTCTTGACTTCATTTAGATATAAAAAATCCTCTTTACTATAAGTTTTTATATTATCTCTATTCCACTCTTTTTTATAATTTTCGCTTTTCTGTTCTCTGCTATCTATAATAATTATTAATTCTTTTAGTGCGTTTTCTATTTCTCGAGTTGTGAATTTAAACCTCATGTTATTCCCTCCTATTTTAATAAAATAAAGTTGTTTATAGTAACTTTTATAAGTTTATTTTCTTCACATAGATTTTTTTCTATAGCTCTAATATACTCTATATCTTTTATTTTTGTTTCTGCTACATTAACACAACTTCCTATATTGGGGTTTCCAAATTCATCTACCCCGATATAACTAATAAAATAATTATACATTGCACAACACCTCCTAGGGGAATATTTCCCCATTTATTATTATTTTGTAGGTAATTCTCTACCACATTTAGGGCAAAATCTTATTTCATCTTCTATCTTTTTTCTGTTTGATAATTGAGTAACTAATATATACCCGAAATATTGTTGCATTTCAATTTCGCAATAATCACGTTCTATATACATATCACTATCTAATTCATGTAAGAAGAGGTCACCTCTAAATATTTCCTTTTCTGTAAATGGTTCTTGTATTAAATCAAACTCACAATATCTGCACATTATTTATTACCCCCTACTTTTTCTAATTTTTCGCATAATTCATCATATTGTAATTTACTTAATTTTTCTAATTGCACTATGTTATAATCTCTTTTAGCTCCTGCCAATATTTGCTTAGGAGTAACTCCTGCTTTATTTCCTATAGCATATAATCTTTTAATTTGTTTTTCGCTAATACCTTCACTATCTTTTTTTTCTTCATTTCCTAATAATTTATTTGTATAATCGTCAGAGTGTATTTTGTCAGTATCATCGCCGGTAGCAATTGCAAATAATTTTATAATCATATTCTTATAAGCATATGTCATCGCTTTCCCTATACCTTTGTCTTGTGTATCTACACCAGTACCACCACTTACTACTATAATAGTTTCTTGTGGATTATGAATATTAACAACCTGGTATTTTACATCAACATCGCTTATTCTATTTATACCTTTCGTCCCATCTTTTTTAGTTACTTCCTCATCTTTCCTATTGTAAACTTGTTGTATAGGATATATAACTATTCCAAACTTATTCATTTTTTCAGATACGCTTGTCATTACTTTTTCAATTGAAATAGCTTTATAAGCGTTGTTACCAAATCCTACTTTATCATCTTTTTTTAAGTATTCAATTTCACTACTTATTTGTGATATCTTCTCCCACAAATTCATTTTTTTAATTTCTTCATTATATTCTATCATTAAAATTATCCTCCTTAGGAGGGTTAATCCCTCCTTTATTTATTACACTTATTATATTACACTATAATTTATACAATGTCAACACATTTTTAATAATTATTTAATTTGTAAAGATTTTTCCCTTACAAGTTTAACTCCTTCGATTTCATTATCTTTTAAATATTCTTTTATCATAGTTTTGTTTATATCTGGCTTTTTATAGTTTAATAAATCGTCATGATTTTCCATAGCCCACAACAGGAACTTTTCTTCGTCTTGTATATTAACTTTTACAGCATTATTCCTAAATTTTATTATATTTCTAGTTGTTTCTAATTTATCTATTTTACTTATTTTCATAGTATTACTTATATATTCTTTAAGATTTTCTATAGTCTTTTGTTTGGCTTTTCTTCTCTTAGTTAAATTGTCAATTTCTTCTTTTAATGCTTTTTCTTCTGCTAATAATTGTTTAATATAACAAGCTATATTATCAATTTTATCATTTTGTGCTAAAGTTAACCCTTCCAATGTATCTTGATATGTTTTTTCATCTATTTCCTCATTTTCGTACATATACACTACTTTTAATATGCTTTCATTTATATCATATAATTTCATTTTAATATCTCCTTTAACAATATATTAAATTAACTCTATCATTATAAACCACTAAATATTTATTCACTATTTTAAAATTTCTAAAATCTATACCAATTTTTGTAACTAAATCTATTTGTTTGCATTTAATTAGAAAGTTCAATTCCCTACTTGAAACCATTTTTTTATTTATAATTCTATTTATACTTTTTATTTCTAATTCTTTTTTAACTTTATCATCATTTATCTTTTTATTTTCTAATTTCTTTTTATTTTGAATTTGTCTAAAATTTATTATTTCTTTGTTCATACAAATTGCTACCATTTTTTTATTCCTCCAATATTTTTTTTTATTTAATCTTTACAATACAACTCCTTAGTAGTAGTGGAGTTTGATTCTTTTTGCTACTACTTATCTTCTACAATTATTATTATATAGAATAACTAATACATTGTCAACACTTTTTAAGATTATTTTATCTTTTTTATTAAAATGTTTATTCTTCCATTTTCATTTACATTATATATATTATTTATTAAGTTATTTATATTTTTAGCTATCTTATTTAAATTAACTTTTTTACCTTTATTTTTAAATTCTCCTCCTGGAATTGGTGTATATCCATTTCTAATACAATATTCGTTTACCATAGCCATATTTATTCTATCAGTAATAATTCCTCTTCTAGAGCTTACTAGGTCGCATGATTCCCTTATTATAGAGTAATACAAATCCCCAACTCCATCTAGTTCCATATAATCTATTTTATTTGGATAGAGCTGATTATAAATTATAAATTTTAATTCTCTTACTCTTTTATTAGTTTCTACCTTTTTCTCTAATATATAAGCTTTAAAAGTTTCTTCTATAAATTCTTTTATATCTATATTAATATTCTTGCTGGTTTTATTAGTAAGTTTAATTATATTTCTTATTATTCTATTTAATTCAGTCATTTTCTTTTCATCTTCTTCGAAAAGTTGTGTTAATAATTCGCTATCTTTTACGTCTTTTTCTTCAATATAATCATTTGCTAATATATCAAATATTTTTTCATCTTCTAATATATCTATTATTAAATTTTCAAAATCTTGTGATTTTTCTATATTTTCTTTTTCTATTTTGGAATTAAATACTTCATTTATTATTTGTGTATTATTACTAGCTACATCTTTTAATATTTCTAATATAAAACTATCTATATAATAATTATCTTTTAAATGTTGTTTTCTGCTAACTTCATAAACCATTGTTTCATCGAGTTCCATTCTCGGATTAGCATTATATTTATCTGTTTTTATTCTTAACATAGAAGAGGTACAATTATATAACTCATTATCCCTTAGCAAATTCCAAATTATTTTATATTCTTCAAAAGAATTACAATCATAGTAATCAAACATATGTTCATTGAATCTAAAGCAATTTTTATTTGTTAATTCTGTATTAAATTCAATAAATTCTTGGATATCACTTATTTTTGTTCTTTTAACTTCTTGCTTTCTTTTATTTAGAACTAAAATACCTTTATTCCCTCCTGTAAGGCTTCTTGTCCTTGCAAACCCTTGAATTATACTTATGTCATCGAACTGCATAGAATCGGCTATTATCATTGTTGTAACACCTCTTGTATTTATATTAATACCTGTGTCTAGTACAGAAGTGCATATAGTAATCTCACAACTTAGCAGAGATTTATTTATTATATTTTCATATGCTTCGTTGTCTTTATTATTTGCGTTTATTTCAATAGCCATCTTCCCAATTTCTTTGAATTTTTCAGCTATCTCTATATTTTCTTTTATATTATTATTTATTATTAATATTTTATTTGTATCATTCTTTAATTTTTCTACTATCCAATCGGGTTTACTTTTTTTATTTGCTTCTAATCTTATTATATCCAAGCTGTCTAAATTATATGCCTTTTCTTTTCTCTCTATATTAATATAATTATTTATATTGTATTCTTCTTTAAACGCTTTATAAAAATGTTTTGTGTTAGCACTTGTAAATATTACAAATTCAGCATTTTTTATAAGTTCACTAATTTCGTCTATATTGCCTATTATATTTCTACATGCGTGTAGAAGATGGCACTCATCAATTATTAATCCATAGTTTTTTTCATAAAATTCTAATTTAGTATTGTCCTCTTCTGCTACTCCTAACTCGCTAGTCTGCAAAGAATAATTTATCATGTAAGCTTTATGTGTAGTGGCTACGATAGTTGGTTTGTCTGGCATTAGAAAGTCGTTTCCCATGAAGCTAGTGTAATTATACTTTTGGGAAATCTCTTCAACCAAACTTCTTCTAGCTGTTAAATATACTACGTTATCTACAATCTTACTTAAGTCTTTTCCGATTTCTGTGAGCATATAAGTTTTACCTAATCCTGTCCCCGCGTTTATTACAGTTGTTTTCTTAGATAATATTATTTTTTTTATTTCTTGTTCTATTTCATTACAATATTTGTCCACTTTAAATTCATGTGTAAAGTCGCTTGTAATCTCTTGCACTTGGTTTTCTTGTTTTATAGGCTTTATATATAAGTCCGTTCCCAAAATTGAATCTATAGTCTTGTATACTTCTTTCCAGTCGTTTAATCCTTTTACTTCCCTCAAATATTTGTCTAGGAAGTTGAATATTCCTGACCCTCTAAGACAACCCTCACTCCAACAAGTAATAATATTATCTCCTTTTTTAATATTTATACTACAATTAAATTCCTTTTTATTGTGACCGTGGATTGGACAATATAGATTTCCATGCCTGTCGCATTGTTCGCCAGTTATGGTTTTTACTACTTCTGACATTTTAAAATTATTATTTATATAATTAATCTTATCTCTATTTATAGTTTTATAATCTAATTTCATATAACAACCCCCCTCAAAAAGTTGATATGTATATCATACGTCAACACGCTATAAATTGCAATACTTTTAGGAAAAATGATTTCTAATTATTAAAATCTTGCAAAATTTATAATCTGACAACTTGTAAAACATAAGCAGTTTTTAGAACAAAAACGCTTACGGATTTTAACGATAGAATAGCTTTAAATAGCACCTTAAGACATGATTTTAGAGTGAAAAAATTTAAAATATCTCTTATTATATAAATATATTAATTAATTTTTATTTTTTCTTTAAATAAATAAATGCAAGTTTATAATTTGCAATCACATTAATATAAAAAAGCTAATATTTTTCCTATTATCCAACCTACTATACACGCTAAAAATATTTGTATAATTGTAAATATCAATATTTCTACTTGGTTTTTTTGTTTTTTAACTCTAACTATTTTTAAATTAGAAAAATTAGTACCTTGTTTATTATATTTTATATTTGCTTTATCTAATAGATTGGTAAAAAATTCAAATTTTATTGTAGTGTGATAAGTCCCCAACCCAAAATCTTTATGTGTTATTGTTTTACCTTTATTTAATTTTTTTAAGTTTTCTAAATATTGACCTTTAAATAATACCCCATTAACTTTTTTAATTCCCATTTTAACAACCCCTTTTTATTTGACTGTATATACATTGTATCACTCTTAATATTTTATTTCAATATTTTTTTAAAAACAAAAAAGAAGAGGTTTCCCTCTTCTCTAATTAAAATGCAATACTACTAAAGATAAAACATTTGTACCAGCTGTTTTGCTCTCTAAACTATGCCCTAATTCTGCCCAATGAGTGGCAGGGTTCGGGTTAACTAGTTGTGACATTCTTCCGGCTTGTGTGCTTGAAACTTCGCACCAGTATCCACGTGTGGATGCTAATCCGTTCGCCAATAATACATAAGCTTTACCACTTACCACTACTTTTACTGGTGAACCATCCGGCACCGAATCTTCTAATATAATACCTATAGGACTTTCTGAGTTAATAGGTGCTATATTAACTGCATTATCGTTTGTAGTAGAAGCAATTACTATAGTTCCTTTTATACTATTAGCTCCAGTTTTATTAATTAATGTTATATAATATCCTCCATCTGCACTTATTCCATTGCCATTATTTGCAATTACAGAATTTAAATATTCTAAACTAACACTTGAACTCATTTAATCACAACCTTTTTATGGAATTATAATATATGGCACTGCTGATTTTTCAGAAGCAGATAATAAATTATAATTCGTTACTGTAATATTTTGGTTAACCCATGCAGGTGTTGCAAGTTTACTATTCCAGTAGTAAAAAGATAAATCCTCTGTAACATAAGCGTAGTCAGCTAGATTTGCTATGTCATAATCAGTTTGCAATGCTAATAATGTTGCGAATTCTCCTTTGTAAGTTTCTATAGCTCCCTCGGGTAATTGGGTTAATAGAATCTTCCCAGTTCCGTCTAAAGTAGCTAAACCATTCGCTACACCCTCTATTGAATTTAAATATTCCAAACTTATTGCACTTGACATTAAATATCACTCCTTTTTTATTTAATTAGGATAAATAATAAATATTAAAAATGGATTTCTTTTAACACAAGAAGATAAATTAATATAATCCGCTTCTTTTATTTTTATAAATTTCATTCCGTTATTTTCAACAATGCATGACATATAAACACCTACTTTTCTAATTCTTTATATTTATCATGGATTTCTTTATCTACGATTCTAATATACTCCCAGTTATAACCAGCTTTTTCAAAATCTTGTTTGCATCTTTTAGCTTTTATAATCTCATTTGTAACATCACATAAACATGCTTGTGCTTTTTGTCCTTCTACTACATAGCCTTTTTCTATAAGCATATTCCCCGCAATAGACATCTCTCTGATTACGCTTTCTTCCCATTTTATATATTCGTCCAACATTTCTTCAATACTTTTTATAAGTGGTGTTTCATAAGTCCAGTCTGGTTCTAAATTCTCACCGTGTCTATCTATTATATAGTGTTGTAAACTTACACGCCTTGCTCTATCTTCACAAGAATTATATCTATGCAGTCTTTTAAATCCTTGTAATCCCCACATATGAGCCATTCTTGATATATTATCATGGAATACCTCTCCATTTGCATTTTTTTCTATTATTTGTTTAAATAATTTAATTATATCGGTTTCCATATTATAACAACCCCTTTAATTTGTTCATTAAAGAAGTATAAAGACGTGGATTAATAATTTCCATATCTTCAACCACTTCCGCAATTGTAGTAGTAAGTGTTAACGTGCCCTCTTTACCTTCTAATTTTTCAGATATGTCATAAACTAGTTGCTCAAATTCTGTTATGTCTGTTTTAGCGTCCATTTTCTTAGCAACAATAGCTTTTTCTGTTTCTTGTTTATCTGTATATTTTTCTAATTTGCTTAAATTAACTAAATTTTCTATAGAATCATTCATGGTATCGAAACATTCGCAATCCCAAGTTCCTAAATCAAGTGATTCTTTAACTTTAGACATGGATTTTTCAACAATAGATTTATTAAGTTCTTTGAGCTTATTAATTTCTTCTTTATCTATCATCTTGAAACCTCCTTTAACATTTTTATTATTAATTCATTTTGTTCTATTATTCTATTTAAATAAACTTTATCTTGTGTTTTTAATTCTTCTAGTAAATCGTCATTACTTGTTTGTTTTAGATTTTCTTCGTAATTTAATACCCCTAACAAACTTATAAATAATTGCAACGCAGTATGGTCATTAATGTTATTCATTATATTTCAAATAAAGGAACATTATTATTAATCATTAAATGGAAAGGGTCATTTCCATAAGTTACACTATATCTTCTTCTTGTGCAAAGTTGTTCACTGTGTATATAATTTCCTTTTTTACATTCTAGAGGTAATATAGTTCCGCCATCATTTACCACTGCTGGTAATTCGTCACTTCCTATTGGCAATTTTTGACATATAACCAAACAGTAATTTTCTAAATTTTCTAATTCTGTACTAGGTATAGTTATAGTTAAAACTTGGTTAGGTGCTACCCCTTTTATTTCTACGCTAGTTGATTTTAATAATCTATTACAAAGATTGCAAGGTAAATTTGAACATGCCATTTATAAATCACTCCTATTATTTTATTTTTTTATAAAAAAAGAGAGACGTTTTAAGTCCCTCTTAATCACCTCTTTTGAGGGAAATTTTATTTAATTAGCATAAACCACAGTTTGTTATAACGCTTGAAGCTGGTGCGTATGGTGAACAACTAGGATATGCAGGTACTGGGAATGGTCTTAAGTTAGATATTAACATATCATT